CAAAGCTCTAGTAACTCCATAAGGTTTTCTCAATCCAAAGGGTACATTTTTTTGTAACGCTGTTAGAGTTAGTTCAATGCTGTAAAGCATTTCTAATTTTTTCATAGAGCAACTCCATATTTAGTCCATTTGTTTATTGTTTCTAAACCTTCTTCTTTGTGTCTTATGCCTTTTAAAATATGAGCAACTACATCTACTGTCCACCCATTACCTAACATTTTATATCTCTGAGTATTCGACACTCCTTCTGTGTATCCGTCTGGTACTGTTTGCAATCTCTCACACTCAAGAGGTGTTAGTTTTCTCCAAGTCAATTCATCAACAATTACTTTAGGTTCTCTATGACCACCACCCATTGTTGTAAGTGTTGGTGCTTTGCCTTTCCTACTGTAAACTCTTTTGATTATGTCGTG